ATCAAGAAACCAGAACGGGTCCGCTTCGGTAAACACGAAGCCCACGCCATAAGACGCACCCAAAGTGGCGGCGGCGGCGATAGCTGTAGCGCTATCTGTCCAAAAGGCCGGATCGTGGGCAGAAACTACACGGCCAGAACGGAAGTCGCAAGGGTACTTGTCTTGCTTGCCTGGCCGACTTTGACTCGGAACAGTCTTGTATAGAATGAACTGGCGATAAGCCCCCATGGCCGCCAACGGTCCGGCGAGTGCGGTTCTTATTGACATTTTTCGGCAACCTTGTTGGCAAGCATCCGTTTACGGGATTCGCTGGCCTTTTTTCTGGATTCATCGGACCACAGGTGGACAATCTTTCCCTTGCGTGCCGCGCTCAGTTTTGCACGATGCTCGTCGGAAAATTTAATTCCAATTCGGGCGACTAGAACTTCGCGGGTTACTTTTTCCCATCCATATTTTGCTATCGCCCGGCAAACTGGCTGTTGATATTTCAAACTTGCCGCCTTATGGGCTTTCATTCGACGGGTAAAATCGTTTGTGATTCCGACGTAAGCCTTCCCGCTAGGGAACGTCATTCTGTATAGAACGCCTCGCATGGATTCAGCCTGCCAACGTATTGAGGGCACGTACTTTCAGATCAGGGGTAGCCTTTAGCGCATGGCTATCACCGGCGGCTAAACCTTGCGCAACAATGGCGAGATTTTCCGTCAAAATGGCCGACCGCATCACAGTGCGCCGAAAGCTAATCATTGTGCCAAAGTAGCGCGAAATAAGGGCTTCGGCGCAACCAACTTCTTTGGCTACCGATTCGCGGGTAAGCTTTGCGAAACCACCTGGTCGCTCGGCAACGGCAAGGGCTGCGGTAAGAATTTGATATTTACGATCATCGGGCTTTTGGCGCTTCTTTGTCATTTCTAGTTGCTCGGTAAGATTATTTATTGCTATTGTGCTAGATATTGACGAAGCCGTCAACGGGTAAATTAAAGCGTGCCGGTACCGGTACAAAATGCCGCATCACCACCCCCGGACACGACCAGTTGCGCCCATGCCAATTGTGCGGTTTCGCGGTCGCCTCCGGTGTAATGCCAATTCGGGCGCTTGCACTCTCTGCTAACAAACTGCGCTACACATTGCCCCACCATGTGGGGTTTGATAACTAACGGTCGCCAGCCGATAAGATCGGCGGATTTGATGGATTCGTTCAGTTGCTTTGAGTCATTAGCAAGCCCATAACGCACCGGCACGCCCCTAGAATCAATCAGCGCCCCCACATTGTTACGGAATAAGCGTACACCCTTGCGTGCGGCTTCTAATCGCACAGCGGATTGCACAGTTGCCTCACTGGTTCCTTTGACGGTCGGCGGTAACTCATGCCCACCCTGCATACCAAAAATGGCTTGCAATTCATATAGGGCTTGTGCGCTCACATGATGGCGTGTAGCCCATTGATACACGGCGGGTGTCATTACATACCCCGCCCGCAATTAGTACACCGCACCGCCGCCCACAGTGGATTATTGCAATAATCGCAGCCCACGGGCTTGCTTTTCTCCGTGGCCAGCAAATCCGTTACAAAATCAACGCAGCGGCAATAAGTAGTAAACGCTCGGGTTTGCTCCTGGCAAGTATCGCGGCCAGCTTCCAGAACCATGAGCAATTCTTCCAGGTGTTCAATGGTGTTCACTTGTTTTTCGCCTTGAAAGCGGCGATGGCGATACGACCAATCCGAACCGACAGGCCAACTTGATGAACTTCCAGCGCGGCTTTCAATTCATCATCCGTAAGCTCAACCCACTCACGCTTCGCTGATACTGGGGCGGCGTAGTGTTTCACAATGGATTCCATCGCAATACGCATATAGGCATCTGGGCATGATTTGCGGTCTAGGTCACGACGCACCTTTTCTGCCAAATCCCACGCCACAGGCTCGGCTATCACTTTGCCGGAGGCGGCAATATGATCGGCTAATGCCTCACGGATGGCGGCTAAAGCGGTTACTGGTGTTCCAGTTTCAAACTTGTACACACGAATTATGTCTTTTAATGTGTTTTCTGCCAGCTTCAATGCTTCAGTTGTTTTGTTCACAGCATCGCCTCCCCACACATATAAAGCACAGCCTCATATGACGGCGCTGGTTGTACAGTCTCTTGTACAACAGGCTTCGCAGGTGCGTTAAGCTCGGCGTGATTGTATAAGATTGGTGTATTACTTAGCATTTAACTCTCCTTTGAAAAATAAACAGCCGCATCTATTGCCCCATTGATCCCATGTTTAGCGAGTTCAACAGATAGCCGACCGGCCAATTCTGCGGCATCTTTAGCATTAAGCGTTTGAGCGCTGGCAACATCAACGCCAAATTTGTAAAAGAATCGGCGGTAACTTTCAGACTCCCCGCGCCCTTGTGCGCTTTCAAGGCCAGCCCACCAGGCGATCATGTTGCGTAAGTCACGCTGTGCTTCTCTACGCTCCCAATGGCGTTTTTTGACAGCGCCTACAACCTCTGGGGCGGCATTCCACGGAATTACCGCATCCCCATCAATCCGGGCGATTTCTCCGCGCAATGCCGCTAATGTGGCTTCATCCAGTTCTAATAAATCACCATCAACAAATTCGGGTGCACTGCGATTTGGAGGCGGCGGGTAATGTCCGCAAAATGGGCAAGCCTTGTGGATACGTTCATAAGGCTGAATGCACTCTGGATTGACACATACGCGCATTGGGATGGCGTCAGACTTACCAGAACTCCGGCGCTCACGGCGATCTAGTGACCATTCACGGCGGGCGTCCGGTAGCCCGTGGCGTATGACATTGTTAACGTGGTCAATGATAAATGCCACGGGTTTGTCACTCATTGCAATAGCTGCAAGTCGCCCTTCATCCGTCAAACTGGAATGTACTGCTGCGGCTTCTTTGGATAGCATCAAGCGCAGCGCCCGCCCAAACTGCTGTGAGAATAATGCGAACGATTCGGTAGGGCGGGCAAAGCTAACCACCTCAATCGCTGGTAGATCAAAGCCTTCCCCGAATAAATCAACGTTAACTAGCTGCATAATTTCCCGCGCCTTAAATCGGCGTAGGATTTGCGCCCGTAATGCGTCTGGGGTTTTTGCGCTGACAACTTCTGCGGATACGCCCGCTGCCCTAAATGCTGATGCAATTTCAGTAGCCGCCTCAACATCAACCGCAAAAGTAACACCTAGTTTGCCCGGTGTCAGTTTTAGATAATGTGCTACCACGTCCCCGGTGATATGTGATTTATGTACGGCTTTTCGTAATTGATCGGCGTTATAGTCGCCAGTCGCTTGGCTCAAAGCAACTTGTGATAAATCAAGGTCAGACGGCGGCGCAAAGATTCGATAATCCGTCAAATAACCCATGTTGATAATGTCACGCATCGATGGCGCCAGAACCATTGCGTCAACAAGCCCGTCAGCGTGGCGTCCTAACCCTTTACCATCAGCACGCAATGGCGTGGCTGTAGGCAGCAAAGACCGGGCATTAGGAAACATTCCCGCAGCAATGCCCCACTTGTTAGCCTTTAAGACGTGGTGCGCTTCATCTTGAACCACTAGGCGCACTTGCTTAAACCAAGGGTCGCTATCATCCATGCGGATAACTGTATCCACGCCCCCAACGCCTGTTTTAGCGTTAGGGTCAAAGAAGCTGTAACCCAGTTCTGAAATTTGTAGGGCGCTGATTACGCGGATAAGATTTGACCCCTTTTTTGCCCCCACGACCCGATGACGCACTCCGTTACGGGCGAGGGCGATAGATATCTGGCTAACAAGTTCCTGACGGTGCGCAATGGCAATACTTGCCCCCGGCTCATCATATAGAACCTTTGAGAAAATAACGGTCTTACCCGACCCCGTGGCTGCTACAGGCATAACATTAAGCGCCCCGGCATTCCATGCCTCATACACACGGCGCTCTAAGTCTGCTTGAAACGGTCGAAGTTCTACAGGCATGAAAATTCTCTATTGACGATTGCGTCATTATCTACTAAGATCGGTTTTGCAGTCAATCACTTTTTAGGAGAGTTCATCGTGAGTATGCAAATTCAAGTAAACCCCGCCGGTTTGTCACAGGCGCAACGTGAGGCCGTAGCAGGCTTTATTCTGGCTTATCCAGCCAATGGCGCAGGGGGTAAGGACACGTTAGCACTTAAAGTTACCGTGGATACTACGGAAGCCAAAGCCGCCATTACTGATTTGGCGAATCATGCGCATGATAGTGGAGTTACTAAAGCATCAAGCCCCGAAATTGCCGACATGGTCAAAGACGAAGGTGAGTTTCAAGCCGCCGTTGCTTTTAGTCAGCCTGTTGGCGATACCGTAGCTGCCGCAGTATTTGGAGCACCTCAAACCCCTTTGACGCATGGGGCGATAAATGCCCCCTCTACTGTGGGTGTCGCTCAGTCAATGACTGCCCCCGAGGCTTTGCCGGAGATTTCTTCAACCCTAATCATGAACGCCCCCGTACCGCCTGTACCGACAAGCGAGAACGTGGTGCAAGTTGCTGCACCCCCTATGGTCAACCTTGCCAGCGGCGTTGAAATTGACACGCACGGTTTGCCATGGGATGCCCGCATTCATGCCAGCACCAAGCGTAAAAATGCGGATGGTTCGTGGACTGCTAAACGCGGCGTAGATCAAGCAGTAGCGGCGAGTGTTGAAGCAGAATTACGGGCGCTCATGTCGGCTGCACCTGCTCCGGCTGCACCTGCTCCGGCTGCACCTGCTCCGGCTGCACCTGCTCCGGCTGCACCTGCTCCGGCTGCTGACGCTTCGCAAAATGCCCGTGCGCAGTTTGTTGCTCTTGTCGGTCGCGCATCAGCTGCAATTCAATCTGGAAAAGTGACACAAGCCGAAATTGCAGAATGTTGCACTAACGCCGGTGTGCCGGGTCTGCCGCTATTGGCTAATCGCCTTGATCTGGTCGCAACGGTTTCTGCCAGCGTCGATACCTTGATTGCGTCAAAACAATGAGCGGGGCACATTCCGTTCTACCGCCCTCCGGGGCGGCCGCATGGCGGCGGTGTGCGCAATGGGTACAGATGAATCAATTGTATCCGCAGCCCGATACGCCCGAAAGCCTTGAAGGTAATGCAGCCCATTGGGTTTTTGCCGAAATGCTAGCGGGCAATATTGTTGCCGAAGGTTTGATTGCACCGAACGATGTAATCGTGACCGAGGAAATGATTGAGGGCGGCGAACTGATTGTTGAAACTGTACGCGCCCGGATGCCGCCGGAATTGTTTGGGAAGCCACGGGTTGAGCAACGTGTGGATATCCCGTGCATTCATCAAGAGTGCTGGGGGACACCTGATATCTGGGGATTTTCGATAAAGCCTTTTGTACTCGAAGTCATTGATTACAAATTCGGTCATCGGTTTGTTGATGAATACGAAAATTATCAAGGTATTGCGTACATCGCCGGAATTATTGACGTGATTGCAGCAAAACTTGGTGAGCCTGTCGGCGTTATCGATCAGCACATCACGGTTAATTTCACAGTGGTGCAGCCGCGTTGCTTTTACAAAGGTTCGCCGGTGCGCACTTGGTCTGTCAAAGGTTCTGATTTGCGGGCATATGTCAATATTTTGGCAATGTCAGCAGAGGCGGCTTTGGCTCCAAATCCAACGGCGACGACAAGCGAAGAATGCCGAAATTGCCCCGGTCGCCACGCTTGCCCGGCGTTGCAATTAGCGGCCTATTCAGACGCAGAGTACGCCGTTAAATCGTCGCCTGTTGAGTTGCAGCCAGCGGCCGCTAGTCTTGAATTAAAGATGCTAGAACGGTCTTTGGAGCGCTTACAGGCACGGGTTGAAGGTATGCGTGAGACGGTATCTGCTCATATTCGACAAGGCCATAGCGTGCCATGGCACAGAGTTGAACAGGGGTTTGGTCGCCAGCAATGGACATTACCCCCAGAACAAATAATCGCAATGGGCCAACTTATGAATGTCGATTTGTCAAAGCCCGCAGTCAAAACGCCAAAACAGGCCGTAAAATCCGGTATTGACGAAGCCGTCATTAAGGCTTATAGTGTTACACCATTGGGTTCAATAAAACTTGTTCCTGATAATCCTGCCGATGCCCGTAGGGTTTTTGGCAACCAAAATTAAGGAGAGTTCACCATGTCGCAAAAAGTAAACATCACGTCACCTGTTGGCCGTATTGTCATGGGTTCATTGTATGACCCAAACACAACCGATGCCGAAGGTAAACCGTTGGTCGTAAAGACTGGCCCTAATGCAGGTCAGCCCCGCGTTAACTATTTCTTCGCCTTGGCTATTCCAAAGAATCCAGGCGAAACCCATTGGGCACAAACCGCGTGGGGTCAGCAAATCTGGAATGTTGGCAATCAGGCATTTCCTAACATTGCCCAATCACCGGCTTTTGCTTGGAAAATTGAAGACGGCGATAGTCAAATCCCGAATAAAAAAGGCCGCAAGCCTTGCGAAAATGAAGGATGGAAGAATCATTGGATTCTTAAGTTCTCGGGCGGTTTTGCACCAAAGGTTTATCAGCAAGAGGGTGCGGGCTATGTTCAGGCCATGCAAAAAGATTTCGTCAAACCCGGCTATTTTGTGGAAGTCGCGTTCAGCGTGGAAGGCAATGGTTCGCAGTCACAACCGGGTGTTTATCTGAATCATTCAATGGTCTGCT